CCGCCGTTTACCACCGCCGCGTCTATGCAATACCCGTTCCCAAACAGCAGCCCGAGTTTATGTGTCTGCATCTGCAATTCCAGCCAACCGCCATACAGCGTATCGCAGTCCTGCGCGGCAAGCGTGCCGACGCTGGCAAGCAAAAGAAGGGTGTAAATTAGTTTTTTCATTTCCAGACAGATACCTCCCCTCGGAGGCCGTTAAGGGACGGCAGCCCGCCGCCCACAACAAAATCGAGTGAATTATCTACCGTGTTAACCGCAAAGTCCCGGGTAAAGCCAGGACGGCTGGGCGTGTACCGCTGTCGGTTGATCGTAACAAAAACGGAGGCTTCGTTAGAGGGTAGAACCAAGTCCACAATGGGTATCGTTAGCTTGTTTGCCGTCACTATCCCTGACCACATGTACCAGCGCCCGGCCCCCGTTACGCTTATGCCGGGGGCACCAAAAAAGGGGGTGAATGATGCGAATGGGCTGTGGAACCGCTCCAAGTACTGTGAGCAAGTATTTTGCACCACCTCCCAGTCACCCGGCGGCACCCCATCCATTGCCGCCCATTGCGCACATGTGAATGTGCGTTCTATGTTCGTGGACGGTGAAAATACTTTTACTTCCCTAAGCATATTTTTCCTTTAGTTCTGGCCTAAGTTCAAAGGCTCGGTCTTTGCCGATCCACAGTACCATGTGTCGGCAATTATCCCGGCCTCTTTCAACCAGTGGTCTGTAACTATCTTTCGTTTTCTTGTTGATTAAGTCGGGGTCATCCTTCCACGTTTCGGTTTCTTCCCGGTGGAAAACCTTTCGGTTTCGCTTGATACAAAAGGGGCGTGAACTATCTATAAGGCCCCCGGCATACACGAAAAACTCTAACTTCAACTCATTCGCGACGTGCAGATTTTGTATTTCTCGCACCTGTGCATAAGTGTCAAAGGCATACTCTTTGAAATACTTCACATAGGCCCCGTCTATATCCTTCGTTCCTGCAATGGTCTTTTGAAAATCCCGGGCAAAATCTGCCGGCGCAATTCCCTGTGCCAATGACTGAAACACAAAGTTTTTGACAGTCTGCCGGGCTTCGGCCCCATTTGCGAGCCGATCAAGATACCCGCCCGGCAAAAACTCCCCTTCCTTATCCAGTCCCAACACATCGAACAAAAGCCCCGTATCAGCAACCAAAGCATCCACCTTTTTCCGGTCAAAACCTGCTATAAGGTAATATGAAGCATTGCGCCCGGCGGCTTCCAGCAATTGTGCCGTGAACTGCTTAACAAGTTCACGAAGCGGCCCGGCTTGGAAGCGTTGCAAAGCCCTGTCAAGAATCCTCAACTTTGCCCGGTTCGCAAGGGTGGCTGTTATCTTACCGTCCTTCACATCTAAGGCGGGAAGGAAGTCACGCAATACGACGCGCAACAATTCACGCTCCGCTGTCCGTATTGAACTTGTGAGCGTGGCCACTTGCTTATCAATGTAGGCTTCAAAGCCTTGTGCCCATTTTTCTATGTCGGCTAAGAAACTCACGATGTTTGTCCCGCCCCGCTAAACATGTCAGCAAGGCTGCTTCCGCTTCGTTCACCTTGCAAGCCTTCCAATATCAAGCCAAGGGCATTTTCGACCATTTTATCCTGTGCCGCTTGCTCCATTGTGTAGAAGTCCGGGCGGGCTTTCTCAATCCCGTCGAAAATGTACCCAAGGTTTGAAAATAACACCTTTTGCCGCATCAGAACCAAGTCCGAGGAAAGCAGGTACATAATTTGTTCCGGCGACTGCCCCGAAAATGGGTTAAACCGCTCTTGTGTCTGCCAACGCTGGTATTTTTCGGGCTGATCGGAGTACATTGCGCTTGCAATATCCGATTCGATTTGCTGCTTAACGAGCGGGCTTGCACCCGTGTCGTTTGCTTTTTTCCAGTCCTCCAAAAGTGCGTCGAAACCCTTTAGCCTGCCGTCGCGCCGTATAAGCATCGAGGCTGTTAAGCCGTCGCGCTTGTCCGTAATGTCTGCAATGCCGTTCACCACAAAACCCCAAACCTGTGCAACCTTGAGCATGTAAGGGTACAGGGTGTCATAGACGCTGTCCATGTCCAGCGTTTCCCCAGTCGCGGTTTTCGCCACCTGCGCTTGTGTGAAAATTTCGGCATTGAAAACAGCCCGCTTTGCCTGCTCACTAAGGCGCTCAACATAGGTGTCCATCCATTGCAAAAACTCCACGGGTGGCGTTTTGTATAGGATAGTCCGTTCTATGTCGGGTAGTTCGCCTGACTTAGGGGGCGTTACCACAATTTCCTCTTGTGCTGTTGTTGGTCGCTTCTTGTGCCCGGTTCCGTTGCATTCTGTACAAACCTGTTCCCCTCCATCAGCATACACTTTGCCACCATAGCAGCCGGCAGCGTCACACGGGTCACCAACGCGAACCACAAGCGGGTGAGCGTGCAGGCTTATGGTCAAGTCCAATTCGCTGTTTGCCTTCAGTTGCTTGTGCAAAATTGGCATAGCCGCACTATAAGGGGAGACATAGGAGCGTCCGCCAGTAAAAGCGTCCCGCTTGTATCCGACTTGGAAGGCCGGGACATAGCCCAAATTATGCGGCGGGTGCTCCGTAACAAGCCAAAACCGCCTCCCAATTTCGCGGGCACCCTCCGGCGGGGCCTGTGTGCCATTTACCTTTATCTCATCGAGCGAAACGGACTTGTTTGGCAAGTACACGGTCAACCGCTCCCCGCCAAATGCGCCCGGTGCCCGGGCAATAAGGTAAAGCAATTCCCCCCGCTGGTTTCTAAGGTAGTCCAAGGCGTCAGCGCTCGAAACCTCAAACGGGTACGGCTTGGCGTTCTGCGTTCTGTAATCGAACGGCTCCCATTCCAGTACAATCCACGCATTAGGGTCGGTTTCATTCAGTTCAAGCACGCGGGTATTAACCCAGTCGTCCACACCCATATCGTGCGTAAACCCTGCCAAAATCGCCTCCAAGGACGCCAATTTGGCGTCTCCGCTTCCGCCTTGGTATTTCACGTTGCGCACCCGCGTTGCCCGGTTTGCCTTTCGAAAAACTGACATTACCGTACCGATAACGCACATTGCAACGTGCTGTGTGATGCTTAGGCGCTGCTTGAATAACTCTTTGCTTTCCCGCCGAACAAATTGCCGTAGGTAGGTGCCCAACCTGTCACCCGTGACAAAGGCCCGGTATTCCTTTGCCAGCGACACCGTTCTTTCATAGAGCGAGTGCCGGGCCTTGCCCTCAGTAACCTTTATGAGCCTTAGAAATATTTGTTCCTCTGTCACGGGTTAAATTAGATTGGTGAAGCTACTGCCGATGGGATATAACCGTCCCATTTCACGGTGTACTTGATTTGGCTGACCTCCGTTCGCCCACGCGGGATGACAACCCGCGAAATAAGGGAAACATCAATACCAGTATTGCCACCGTACATCAATCCACCGGAGCGGAACCATATTTTGTGGGTAGCTGCCGGGTTTTGCTGGTAGGTACGGGCCGCGCTAATGTTGGTTATAGAAAGTTCATCAATGTCAAAATTGATGGTGTTCTTGGGTAGGCTGGTGGTTTTTCGCCCGTCGGAGATTTCGGTTTCCGTCACCTCTGGCTCAGGCCACTCACCAATTCCCGTTAATTCACGGATTGGTGCAGCCCCGCTGCCGGGGATTGTCGCGCTTTGGTCAAGACGATCTGCCCATTCGTCGGCGTCTGCGACATCGGTAAATCCGTCCAGTTCTGATGCGCGGGTTATATAGATGCGATCTACTTCCCCGAGGCGCACATCAGGGTCGCAAAAGTTAAAGGATACGGCAGGCAGTACCGCCGATGCACATACAGGCATGGTAAACTGTTTAGGTGAAAAGAAAAAAAAACGTGTGTCTGTCACGCCCTAAACAGTTGCAAAGGTGGGGGGATGTGCGGCCCGTCCCAAAATGGAAGGCCAAAAGGATGTTTTACCCTGAAATTCGCAGGCCCCGCCCGGAGTAGCGGGAAAAGTCATCCGCCCAAACGGCGGTGGCCACATAGTCAAACGTGTCGGAAAAGTGCCCGTACTTTTCAAACCTTTGGCCGTCCTCGGCGGTCGCCACTTGCTTGAATTTGTGCCCGTTTGCGTCCGTTTTTGTTTGGTGCAGGTCGTCAACCATCTCTGTGCAATGTTGGCCAATGACCACGCGCTTGTTTTGCCTTTTCCCCTCAAAAATCGCGTTCGACCACTCCCGCCGCTTAACCACATTCGGGTTGTAGTGGTGTGTCATGTCGGAGCGGTTATTGAGCAGTCGGCGCAAAATACCCTTAACAATTTCATAGTCTGTCCCCGTGCCCCGTGTGTCCCGCTTGTTTCCGCTGGCATCACCGTGCAAAAACACGGTCTGCACACGATCCCCGTAACGGGCTAAAAAGGCATTTGCAGCCGCGCCGCTTGTCGCTGTCGGGGGCCGCATGGGGAAAATATCAAAGCATTGAAGCCACTCCACCCCGTCGTTGTCCCGCTTTACCTGCCAACATGAAAGCGACAGGTAAGGCAAAACGTTCTGATCGAAACTAAGGTGTACGGGCAGGGCCGGATCAAAGTCCACCGGCCTAACGTGTGCCGTGCGGGAAAACGCGAAGTAGAAAGCGTTGTCCGTTCGCCGGGCATCCCAGTCGCCGTCTATGAATATTTTTTGTGAAACGCTGTCAAGTTCGGCCCACGTCGCCCATTGGTCGTCAGTCACAAAAGGGTTGTCTGTGGGCAGCGCAGGAAGGTAAAGATAGGGGGGGGCAAGTGTCCCGGCTCGAAAGGGTTCATACCATACGCGGCGGCTCCATCCGTCATTGGGGTTGAACGTCGCAAGAATGATGCCCGGCGGCATTTGCTCCGGTGGTAGTGACCAACTACCAACGCGCTGCTTTACCTTTTCCCAGGTTTTGGCGTCCAGTTCTTCCGCCTGCTCGATCAAAAAGCCGTTGGTTTCCAGTCCCAAAAAGCTATTCAATTCCGGGTCTGCCTTGATGTTTTCGGCCAAAAAATTGATCGTTGAGCCATTCGGGAATGTAGCCCGAACCTTTGGGCTATACCGAATGGTGACGCCGCTGGGGGCCAATTTCAAAAAGGATTGTACGGAAGTTTCGCGCAAAAGTGTGTCCGTTGCACGGATCACATGCCACCTGCTCCGGGGGTACTTGCGGGCAAGCAAAATAAGCAGGAAAAGGCAGACGAAAGTTTTGCCGCCGCGTATCGCACCCCCATACGCGAAATACCTGTACCCTACCCCATGCCCGTGGGCCTCGGCCATCACAGCATTGAAAAACGCAGCCTGCTTGGCGTTTTTGGACAGGTCAATTTTGGGGGCCTCCGTCAAAATTCGATAATGGTGCCGTCTGGTAAGGTGTATTTTGCCGTTTGCGTAAAGGTGTGCTCAACCTCGTTTTTTTGAGCAGGCAAGGACGCGATGCGCGAAAGCAAGTCTTTTAGCATCTCTTGGCCGCGTTTTCCGAGTAATTCAGCTGCAAGCCGTCGTATTAAGATCGGCGTTTCGTTAGTCTCATCCCCAGCCGCCTTTTCCTTTGCCGGATCGCCAGCGATGCGCATAACCTCGGCCATAGGGAGCGCGGCCAATACCTGCAACGCCTCCCGTACCTGCACATCCGTCGCCCCCTCATACCCCTTTGCCCTCATCGCATCTGCAAACCGGGAAAACGACTTTTTGGGGCGGCCTTTTGGGTTGGCAGTCTCGCCCTTTTCCGGGATATGCATCTTGCCGCC